CCAGAGCAGGCCCATCAAAAGAAAACTGAATTTCGGCTCAATGTCCAAACCATTTGATTACTCAGTGATGCACGTTGTACACCGTGTCAATTCTCTTTTGGTGGACCTGGCCGGATTCGAACCGGCGTCTTGAATCCTTTTCAATCCACTTCATACAGTCTTAACTAACAGTTAATTATCTAACTGCCTCTGTGTGTTTACCTTTAATGCTTTTCTTTAACAATTTAAACCAAAGTTCTTTGGCTTTTTTGAGATTGTGCTCAAGTTCGGCCTTGTTAAGTTTCATGATTAATTTTTTAACTTTCATATCAATTCTGTACTGCTACAGTCCTATAACAATTACAAGTGGCATCTAACAAGGCTTCCCAGTGGAAACCTGCTGGTGCTGGAGGAGGAACAACTGCCGGAGCAGGTGCTACTGGCTGTGGTTGCACTACAACAACATTTGGCTGTACTGGTCGAGCCATCTCATACCCAATTACTCCACCGACTACTGCTGGAACTACCCACCCAAACCCTGGACGGTAAACATAGTGTCCGCCGCCGTGGTGCCAGCCGTCATGAGCAGATGCTGTTAATGCTGTTAGTGCTAACAATGATGTTACTATAATTTTCTTCATTCGTTTCTCCATAAATGACGGAATCCAAAAAGTAATGGTCTCCGCCTGACCTTAGGGCCTCTCACCCTAGCAACCAACTATGTTGGTTTACCTCTCCGGACATATATATTTAACGCCTTAACCTTAATTTGCGTTGACAAATATAGTATAACTAGTTTTGTCAATCTTGTCAAATTATTATGCGTATGTGGGAGTCCTAATGGCACACACTGAAATTGGGATTGAAATCTTTGGCAATTGAAAAACGATCCCAAACAGTGATAAAATTCTTTTGATGATTTTCATAAATTTGAGCATTATGTTAATGACAAAATTGTTGAGCCAAAGTTTAATGTCGCCCAAAATTTTATTAAAATCAATCTCTGGAATATTTACGTGTGGGTTCAATGGAAACAGCCAATCAAAAGGACTTCCAAAAATTGGTAGTTTGAAATTATGTATTGTTTTCATAATTTCTTCATAAGTTACTTCTGCCTTGTTTAATGCTTTTTTAGCAAATGCAACAACCGCTTGTTTGATATCATCTATGCTAGGCGGTGAACTCAAATAATGTAATATAGTTTGTAGTGCTTGTTCGACAGCAACTTTCCAAATTTCACTCCAAATAATTTTCTTATATATGATTAAATCATATAAACGTAAACCTGTTTGGATTAAGTCTTTAATCAATGTAATTTTTTTCATCAATTGATCCCACAAGCTGGACCAAATATGTTTTACAATGTATCGTATTTCTTCTTCAATGGCATTGATTGTTTTAAACAAAGGATACGGAATTGATAATGCATTTAAAATTGAAATAATTTTATCCTTGCCTTTTAGATATAAATCTTTGACAAATTTTTCTATAACACTATACAAATCTGGATTAAACAAATCACTAATATGAAGATTAAGATGTGGAATAGGTATTTTTAAATCTATAACAGCAAGTCCAAATCGTTTCAAAGCATTGTACAAAGAATACAATGCAGTCCAAATTGGTTGAACAACTGCCTGCATTGCATAGTGATAAATCCTAGAAGCCGCTTCTTTAAGCTCGTTAACTGGATCGATGATACCAGAAGTTTTACATTGTAATCCAACTAGTGTAAAGTCCACACCAATCACATGTAATGACGGATCAGATGGTCTAATTTTATATAGACTTTCTGCAATTCCATTCATGTTGAACAACTGGTTAGGATCCAGTGTTAATGTTCCTGAGGTGTGTATTACTTCCATTATTTTAACGCGATCCCTGTTGTACCTTGTGTATACTGTGATGCCGCATCAGCCTTGCTAGCACTGACAGCCATAACATGAGTTTTACTCAATGTAATAAATTCATCACTGCCTAGCAACATCCAAGGCATCATACCCAATCCGCCTTGTGCCATTGTCAATGCCAATGGACGACGAATTTTAATTGTGTCATCTGTTTCACTTTCAAATTCAGCAATTAATTCATCACTGTTGATTAGTTTCAAACTAACCACATCGCCCTGCTTATAACCTTTATTTATTAGTAACATTTTTAGTCCTTTTCATTTAATTCTAGCCAGGTATGGTCTCCCATGTATTTGACCTGTGCCATGTATTCGTAGTCCACTGGAGCCGCAGTGCTCCAATCATTGGGTCCCATTTGCGTTAATAGAGTGTGTTGCTTTCGCATATCCCATACTAACCAATAGATGTTACCCATGACTGGTTGAAACTGATAAACTGCCCCATGGACAGCATCAGTAACTTCCAATCTTCGTTTAATCTGCTGTGCTTGTTTTTCCAGCACAGAAACTAATTCCATAATTCGATCGTACTCCTGCTGGGCAAACATCCTAGCATGATTGATCATTAAGTCCTTCTGTTTGGTAACAGGGACCATTTCAAATTTTATACTGCCTGCTTCAGTAGCATATGGTGTAACGTTCCGATTTAAAAACGGAATTAATGCACCAGTACTAGTTGAGTCGTAACTATTACGACCCTTTACAGAGTTAGGAGTTGTCATCTTTAGTTGGCACTTCACACAATGCTTCTAAAGTTTTATAATGTTTATATGCTTTTTGTAATGCTTCAAAATGTTCTAGTTTATCCGGATTAGGTGTAAGTATGGCCAGTCGCTTTTCAATAGTTTCCAACAGCTGACCTAAACTACGACCTTTCCACTTAATATCACCTTCAAAATTAGCATCGCCATTAACATCAAGAGTTGATTTGTTATTAGGATACGCGGCACCGATAGTATATGGGCCAGTATTCGTTGTCCAGTAAGTACCATTAGAACCGCTACTAGTCAAAATTGATCCTGATCCACTAGCACCACTTATAGTGATATTGCCAATAGGGCCGTTGAACAAACCAGATAAAGTAGAAAGATCTACAGTAGTTAATTTTGTATTATCAACAGTTTCCCCTGTTTCCTGAGCAGAAAAGCCCATGGTTGCTGGATCACTTGTCCATTCAAATTCATTAGGCTTTATTTTATCTAAAGCCTCTTTTAGCTTGTCAAATTCGTTATCCATTTAAACGGGCCTTGAGTTCAGTGAAACCACCGACTAACTCGCCATCTAAGAAAATTTGTGGGACTGTGCGAGCATTAGGTACAGCTTCTAGTAATTCTTCTCGGGTGTAACCATCACCGATTTTCTTTTCTTCAAATGCAATACCTTTTGATTTTAGCAGTGCCTTTGCTTGGTCACAAAATGGGCAATTGTATTTGCTCCAAACGATTGCTTTATTCATATTCTTTTCCTTTTTTCCAAAAATTGCATCATAGTTATTGCCAAACTGTTCTTGGCTGACACTATATGGTCTAGGTCTACTTCCCTTTGACATTATAATTTCCTCTTATAGATCTGGCAATTCATCGTAACTAACATTGTCGCTCATGACGCCAATTACATAGTTAGTTGATTCGTTTTCTTGTAGTGCTGTTTGTTTCTTATTGATATTAACGTGTTTATTAAACCATGGAATAGGGTTATTACGTGGATGGTCTTCTAAATATTTAATACCTATATCTTTCAACCTTGTAAAAGCGGTATAGTCCACAAAGTCTTTTAAGATAGTTGCATTCAATCCAATAACTGGACCTTTGATAAACAAATAGTCGGCCCAAGATTTTTCTTCAGCAATAACATCCATGTACATTTGGTACACTTCAGCTTCACATTCTTCTTTGGCTTTAATGAAACGTTCATCTTCTTTGATAACTTGATTAATTAACCAAGCAGTCCATTCTGCATGTAGTAATTCATCTTGTAAAATTAAACTGATAATGTTGCCATTACCAATGTAGATTTTGTTTTCCACCATTGCTAGACTTGTGGCAAATGAAACCATAAAGCGGAAGGCTTCTAACGCATAGCTGGCATTTAGTGCCAACCAAATTGCCTTAATGTGATCTTCTTCTGCAATATATCCGTCTAGTTCTTTGGCACAATTAATTTGATGTAGATTTTCGTAGTAGCGTCCAATATTAGCAGCCATGTCTACGATTTCTTTTGTATCGTGAATCTTGTTAAATTCTTCTTTAGGCACGCCATATACATTACGAATAATGTGACTATATGACTTGCTGTGAATATTTGTTTCAAAGAA